CCATGATAGAGTTTATCAAACTAGAAACTGGTGTTGGGTGCATCATCAGTATGAAGATGTGCAATTAATTGATGAGTGATATTAAAACAGCTAGAAGTTATAGAGGTGCTGTTGTTGATGACAATGCAATAATATCAATCAATTTACGTTGGATAGCACAAGGAGTTATACTAATAGGAACATTAATATATGGATACTACAGAATTGAAACTAGAATTAAAACATTGGAAAATCAAGTTGCTACTGCTGATGAACAAATTGGGAATTTACTTGATAAACATATCTTGGAAGAAAGGACTGAGAGACAAGAGTTGGCAGAAAAAGTAGCATTTTATGAAAAAGAATTTAATATAAATCCTCTTAGTTGGGGTAAGAAAAAGCGGAAATAAAAATGGATACACAGGTACTATTGGAAAGTTATAGCACGTTAGGAGCAACAGGTTTTTGCGTTGTATTTTTAGGTTATATGTTGGTAAACCTTACTAAGTCTCAAACTTCTCAAAATGATAGCTTGGATAATTTAGCAGTTAGTCAAGCAAAAAGTGAAGAAACAATAACAAATGTAGAGGGTATATTGTTAAAATTATTAGACAGGATTCAAAGAGAGTCAGAGCAACAATCTGATGAAAGAAATCGTAGACATGAATCAATTATGAAAGAAGTTGATGACCTTTCTGATAAGATAAGCTATATGTCTGGCAGATTAAATGGTGGAGGTAAGCACTAATGGACACTAAAGATATATATGCCCTTCTTGTTAAGCACGATGAAAGACTTAAAAATATTTACTCTGTTTTAAATAGAGTAGAGAAACATCTAGAAAAGTTAAATGGTAAAGTTGAGAATCACGAAAAGTCAATTGCTAAGATGCAAGTCTTGGGTACTGTGGCTGTGGTTGGTTTGCCAATAATAATAAACGTAATAATGAGGATAATATAATGTTAGCAAAGTTAATAGCAGATGACTTGTTGTCAGATGAAAATGGTAAAGAGATAATTGCAGAAATAAACAAAGCTGTAGATATCCCTATCATTAATGAAAAAACAGAAGAAGCTGTTCTTCAAGCTTTATGGAAAGTAATTAAAGTAGTACTACTTAAAAAAATTGGTATGTAATATGAAGTCAATATTAACTGCACTAATACTAATTGGAACTCCGGTAAACTCTGACCCTGTGCAGTCAGAAGTTGTGATAGTTGCAATGGATGATGTTAAAAAGAAAAAGAAGAAAGGTAAAAAGATTGTTGGGAAGGGAAAAAAGAAAAGTAAAAAAGGTTTCTTCTCAAAGGTTTTTGGTTCTAAATAATGCCTAAAGCAAAAGATTCTAGATTAAAAAGAGCTGGAGTTTCTGGTTATAACAAACCAAAGAGAACCCCGGGTCATCCCAAAAAATCTCATATTGTTGTTGCTAAAGAAGGTTCGAAGATTAAAACAATAAGATTTGGACAGCAAGGTGCTAAGACAGCAGGTAAGCCAAAGTCTGGTGAGTCTAGAAGAATAAAAATGAAAAGAAAATCCTTTAAGGCAAGACATAGAAAAAACATAGCAAAAGGTAAAATGTCTGCGGCTTATTGGGCTGATAAAGTAAAATGGTAAAAGGAGTTTAATATGCCACAAGGTAAAGGAACATATGGTTCAAAAAGAGGTAGACCTAAAAAATCTAAATCTAAATCAAAATCAAAAGCACCTAAAAGTGTAAAGAGTGTATCAATGTCTGGGTTAACCATGAGACAAGCAAATGCAATGAAGAAACATTCAAAACATCACACAGCAAAGCATATTAGAATAATGGCAAATGCTATGAAAAAAGGAAAAAGCTTTTCAGAGTCTCATAAAATGGCTCAGAAAAAAGTAGGAAAATAGTGGCTACAGCTAAGAAAAAAGACCCAAAGAAATGGGCTAGAGCAAAAGCAAAAGCTAGAGCTAAAATGGGTGGACACTCAGCTAGGGCTATGCAACTTGCTGTTAAATATTATAAACAGGCAGGCGGAAGATATTCTGGTAAGAAAAAATCTGGTAATAAATTATCTAAATGGTCAAAGCAAAAATGGGATTATGTTAGTAAAGGAGATAAGAAAAAGCCAAAAAGTAAAAGAGGTCGTTACTTACCTGAGTCAGTTAGAAAAGGTCTTAGTCCTAGCCAAAAAAGCTCTACAAATAAAGCAAAAAGAAAAGCATCTGCTTCAGGAAAAAGAAGAGCTAAGTATAGTAAATCAATAGCAAAGAAGGTTCGTAATGCATAAGTTTGGAAAAAGAAGTAAACAAAGATTAAAGGGTGTAGACTCTAGGTTAGTAAACGTTCTTAATGAATTAATAAAGATTATGGATGTTACTATAATAGAAGGATTGCGTAGTGAAAAAA